ATGGCGTTCACGTTCAAGGACTGGCCGGAGGACGCAAAAGGTCTGCGCCCGCGCGTCGGGGATCGCGTGATCTTCGCGCGGTACAACGCGACCGAACTGACCGGCAAGGACGGGGCCAAGTATTGGCTGATGAAAGATGAAGCAATCGTCGGAGTGATGGAATGACGGATGACGTTGACACGCCGGACGTAGCGGAAGAAGTCGAGGCTTCCCCTGCGCCCGAACAGCCCAAACCCGTCAATGAGACGGAAGAGGAAGCCCGCCTTTGGGGCTGGAAGGCACCGGAAGAATGGCAGGGCGACAAGCCGTCCGGCTATATTGACGACCCGTCGCGGTATCTCGACCGGCTGAAGGGGTCGCGTCTGTTCAAGACGTTTGAACAGCGCATGGAGGAAACGGTCAGCCGGATCGACACGGTTTACCAGCGCGCGATTGACCGCGAACGCAAGGACTGGGCCACGAAAATGGCCGAACTCCAGGCGCAACAGCGCAAGGCGGTCGAGACGGCGGATGTGCAGGAATATGAGCGGATCGAGGCGCAGAAGCGTGCCTTGCAGCCGCCCGCGCCCGTGCAGCCCAACGTGCCGCAGATCAATCAAGCGGCGGTGCAGGATTACATCGCCCGGAACGATTGGGCGAAAGACCCGGCATTGCGGACAGAAGGCGCGTTGGCAATCGACGCGGCCATGAAAACCGGGGTGCGGTTCCGCGACGAAACGGAACAGTTGCAATACGCCGAAAGCGTCATGCGGCGGAAGTATCCGCACATGTTCCAAGCCGCGCAACCGCCACGCCAGCGCGTTGACGCAGGCGGTTTGGCCGGTGGCGCTGTCGGCGCGGGCAAGTTCGACAAACTGCCAAACGAGGCCAAGGCGGCATTCCGCAAGATGGTCGCGCAGGGGCTATTCACTGACGACGCCAAAGGGCGGGCGCAGTATCTGGAGGATTACGATGCGTGAGACCCTTTCAGTGACCCGCACCCGCGAGGAAAAGCCGGAAGGGCGGGAACGTCGGCGTAAGGTCGGCGGCGGCGAGACGACCGGGCGTCGTCTTGGCGTGCTGAAATCGGCGCTCGATTTCAACGCATTCAAGTATCGTTGGATCAATGCCAACGACGCAAGATTAATGGCGAAGACCAAAGAGGATGACTGGGACTTCGTGACGAAAGACGGCGGCGTGAAAGATGACAGCGCCGACATGGGCAACGTGGTGTCGCAGATCGTTGGAATGAAGCCGGATGGAAGTGCTTTGTTCGCGTATCTCTGCCGCAAACCCAAGGCTTGGTGGCAGGAAGATCAGGATGCCAAACAGGTCGAACTCGACAAGCAACTGGCGCAGCTTCGTCGCGGCAATGACCGCGAGGGCGGCGCTCAATCGGATTATGTCCCTTCGTCTGGCATCACGATCCAGCGGGGCTAACCAGGGATCACCCAAATGACCACGAACAACGATACTCCGTTCGGGCTTCGCCCCGTGCGGTATCGGGACGGTTCGCCCTACAACGGGGCGTGCAATCCCTACTACATCGCGTCCAACTACGCCACCGCGCTCTTTGTGGGCGACCCGGTTATCAAGGTTGCGGCGGGATCGAATACGGCGGAATACAATGGTTTCCCCATTGGCACCCTGCCGCAGATCGAAAAAGCCACGGCAGGCGACGGCAACGCCATCACCGGCGTCATCGTCGGCTTCATGCCCGACCCGAACAACCTCGGGCGCACCCACAACCCGGCGTCGACCGAGCGCGTTGCCCTCGTCTGTGATGACCCGAACGTCATGTTCGAGATTCAGGCCGATGGCGCGATTGCGGCGGCTCAAGTCGGGCTTAACGCCGTGCTGATCTACACCCATTCGGGCAGCACGATCACCGGGCGTTCCGGGGCCGAACTGGACACCACGTCCGACGTTCCCGACGCGGATGCGTCGAACCAGCTCACCATTCTTCGCGTGGTGAACCGGCCCGACAACTTCGCGGCAACCGCCTACACCAAGGTTCTGGTTACGATCAACCAGCACACCGAACTTACCGGCGCAATCGGCATCTAAGGGGGGCTGATCAATGGCAATCACCACTGGCGCTCACCCCAAGGCCCTTTGGCCTGGCGTGAAGGCGTTCTTCGGCAAGACCTACAAGGAAAAGCCGACGCAATACTCCATGATCTTCAACGAGCAGTCTTCGGACAAGGCTTACGAGGAGCGCGTGGAAGAAACAGGGTTCGGTCTGGCCCCGGTGAAGGCGGAAGCGGCTTCCGTTTCCTACGACACCGATGCGCAGGGCTATACCTCGCGTCTGACCAACGTCACCTATGCCCTCGGGGCCAAGGTGTCGATGGAGGCCATCGCGGACAACCAGTATGAAGATGTGGCCCGCCGCAAGGCAGCCAAGCTGGCCCGTTCGATGCGTCAGACCAAGGAAAACGTCGCGGCCAACATCCTGAACCGTGGCTTCACCTCAGCCTATGCGGGCGGCGACGGCAAGGAACTGTTTGCGACGGACCACCCGACGCTGACTGGCAACCAGTCCAACGAACTGGCGGTGGCTGCGGACCTGTCGGAGGCTTCGATTGAAGACCTTCTGACGCAAATCCGCGAAGCGACTGACAGCCGTGGCCTGCGCATCCAGTTGAAGGGGCAGAAACTCATTCTGCCGCCCGAACTGGAGTTCGAAGGCACCCGCATCGTGTCCAGCACGAACCAGTCGGGCACCGCGAACAACGATATCAACGCCATGAAGTCCCTCGGGATGCTTCCGGGCGGGATCGTTGTCTGCGACTACCTGACGGACGCCGATGCGTGGTTCATCGTCACGGACGCCGAGGAAGGTCTGATCTATCAGAACCGGATGGGCGTGCAGTTCAGCCAGGACAACGACTTCGACACCATGAACGCCTGCATGAAGGCGGTCGAGCGGTATGTCTTCGGATGGGCCGATTTCCGCGGCTGCTATGCGAGCCCCGGCGCGTGAAACTAACTCGGGCGGGCTGTAGCGGCCCGCCCTTCACCCTGACAGCCTGCGGGCTGACGTTCATCAACGACAGGAACACATCATGTCCAACACCCGTTTCAACGGCACGATCCTTCACGGCAACACGAAAGCGCGGAAGTGGTTCAACGACCTGCCGCAAGCCTTCGCGCCGGAATATGTCCAACAGTGGTACGACTTCGTTGAAGTCACCGACGACGAGACGAACCTTTACACCGTCGTCAAGGACGCATCGGCATCGGTCGCCATTGCGGCGGACACGGCCAACGGGCGGCTCTTGCTGACCTCGGCGGCGACCACGAACGACGACGGCGCGTCCATCCAAGGCAACGAAATCTGGCTTCCTGCGGCGGGCCGGACCATCTGGTTCGAGACGCTTCTGCAAGTGGCGGACGCGGACCAGATGGATGTCATGGCGGGCTTGTCGGTCAACTTTGCGACCAACCCCGAAAACGCGCTGGCGGCTGCGGATCGCATCTGTTTCCAGATTGACGACGGCAACGCCTCGATCTTGTGCAAGACTGAATCGGGCGGCACCGAAACCTCGACCGACAGCGGCGTCGACGCGGCGGACGCGACCGACGTTCGGCTTGGCTTCAAGGTCATCGGCACGACCACGGTCGAGTTCTATGTGAACCGCAACCTCGTCGCCACGCACACGACCAACATCCCGACGACCGAACTGACGTTCGCGCTGATGGAAATTTCGGGCGATGCCAACGGGACCAAATCCATGAGCGTTGACTACCTCGGGGTCTGGGGCACCCGCTGATGTCCACCTACCATCTCGGCAAGTGGAAAGTCTGCTGTGACCGTTGCGGGTTCGAGTTTCTGAATACTGAACTCCGCGCCGAATGGAACGGGCTTCGCACTTGCCGGGATTGTTGGGAACCGCGCCACCCGCAGGACAAGCTGCGGGGGCGCAAGGACAAGCAAGCCCCGCCTTGGACGCGGCCCGAACCCCCTGAAATCGACGTGTCGCCCGGATCGGGCAACGAGGTCTCTGCGGATGACCTGTGAGGTGAAGCATGGTCACGGCGACACAAACGAATGAAGCCATTTGCCGCGCGGCCCTGCGGAAAATCGGCGTGGTGGCGGTGGACGAGACGCCCACGGCGGATGAAATCGAAACGGCGCGGCTTGCGCTGGAACGGTTGCTGAAATCCTGGCAGAACCGGGGTTATCTGCTGTGGTCGGTGTCGTCGCTGTCGATCACGCTGACCACGGCTGTCAGCTACAGCATGACACCCGCGCGCCCGGTGCAAATCCACAACGTCAACTTCCGGCGTAGTGGGATTGACCTGCCGATGATCGAACTGAACCGGCAGGAATACGACCGCCTCCCGAACAAGTCCGCCACGGGCACGCCGACGCAGTTCTACTATGACCGGCAGAAGGAAGCGGGAACGCTGTATATCTGGCCCGGTCTGGCAACGGCGGCGGGGGAAACCCTGCAAGTCACCTACGCGCGCGAACTGGCGGACGTGGTGCTTGATAGCGCGGTCGACGTGCCGTCCGAATGGTGGGATGCGACGGTGTATAACCTCGCCCTGCGGTTGGCGGCTGACTTCGGTGTGAATACCCCGCCGGATGTTGTGGCGCTGTCTGTGTCGACCTTGAACGATGCGCTGGCCGGGGACCGCGAAGGGTCAATCTACTTCGTCGGTGACGAACTGTGCTGATCGAGTTTGCGGGCCAGTCGGTGCAGGACAGCGATAACGTCGCGGCTGATCCGGGGCGGCTGTATAACTGCTATCGGCAGCCCTTGGGTGACACGCGAAAGGCTATCAAGTCGGTCCTTGGCATGACCAAGACGGCGGACGTGACGGGCGCTATGTGCCGCGCTATGGGCGTTGTGCAGGGGACCATCTACATGGCCTTCGGCGCGGCGCTGTGGTCCGTTTCCGGGGGCGTGCCGACCTACCTGGCGGACATCCCCGACAGCGAACAGACGACGATTTCAGGCAACAACGGCAAGGTGACAGTCGTTGCGGATGGCCGGTATTTTGTCTGGGACGGGGTCAGCCTGACCGAACCGGTGACTGGGGCGTTCTCTGACTTCGCGTCTGTGGATTTTCTGGCGCAGGCCACGTTGCTGGTGGAACGGAACGGGCGGCGGTATCAGTGGTCGGACCTTGTGGACCCCTCGTCGCTTGACGGTCTGGACTTCGCCACGACGGAAAGCCGGGATGACGAGAATATCCGGGGGATGACGTTCGGGCCTGAGTTCTGGATTTTCAAGGAACGGTCGATAGAGCGGATTTACCCGAACGCGGCGGCAACGACTTCTTCGCAGCGGTTCGCGGCGATACCGGGCGCGACAATCGACAAGGGGCTGCTGGCGTTCGGGCTGCTGTGCCGGACGGATACTGGCGGGTTCTTCGTCAGCAACGACGGCAAGGCGTATCTGTGTGCAGCGGGTGGCATGATGCAACCCGTTTCGACGCCGCCTGTGGAGACGGCCATCGCCAGCGGCAATGCGCAGACGTGCTGGTATTACCGCGACGAGGGGCGGGAGTTCTGCGTCATCACGTTCTCGGATCGTCCGGCTTGGGTGCTGGATACGACAACGGCGGAATGGCACGAACGCGGCGAGGGTGTGTTTGGTCCCTGGCTCATGCGCCACGCGGCGGAACAAGCCGGGACATGGTACACTTGCAACCATGTGGGCGACCTGTGCGCCTTGGAACGGACGAACGCGGATTACAACGGGGCGCTCATCCGGTCGGCCACCAGCCGGGTTGTCGGCGGCGACAACAAGCGGTTCCGGGCTTCGCGGTTTCAGTTGAACTTCCGCGCGGGGTTCGGCGGCACGGCAACGCTACGGACTTCGCGGGATCGCG